CTCGCCGGGGACGCCGGTCTTTCGATCGACGAGTTCAAGGGCCAGCCGGCACTGTTCGCGCTCGACTTAGCGTCAAAGCTGGACGTGTGCGCGTTCGTGCAGGTGTTCGTGAAGATGCTGAACGGCTTGCGTCACTACTACGTTTTCGGGCGCTACTACCTGCCGGAGGACACGATCCACAAGGACCTCGTGGCCTCGGACCGCGCGAACCAGGACGCCTACAAGAAGTGGGTGGTGCAGGGGTTCCTCAACGCGACGGACGGCGCCGAGCTGGACTTCGACCAGGTGAAGGACGACCTTCTGGCGTTGAAGTCCGTCGTGCAGGTGAAAGAGATCATCTACGACCCGTGGCGCGCGACGCAGCTGGCGCACCAACTGGCGGCCTCCGGCGCGACGTGCGTCGAGTTCCCGCAGGGCGCGCAGAACATGGCGGCGGGCTTCGATGAGCTGAACGCCGCGTTGGCCGCGGGGCGGTTTCATCACGACGGCAACCCGGTGCTCGCGTGGATGGCGGCGAACACGATCGCGAAGTCTATCATCAAAGGGCTCTCGGTGCCATCGAAGGACAAGCCCGCGAACAAGATCGACGGCATCGTGGCGGTTTGCATGGGTCTCTCGCGCGCCATCGCAGGCCAGCAAGAGACGCCCTATCAGGTGATGATCCTTTAACGAAACTGCGGCCCTCCCTGTTGGCCGCATCCCCTTTGGGGCGCCCTTTGTGACGCCCCTTTTTTATTAGGAGAGTTTTATGCCGATGCCTAAACCGCACGACGGCGAGAGCCACGACGATTTCATGGACCGCTGTATGGGCGAGATGGCGGGCGAGTTCCCCGACGCCCCGCAACGCCAAGCGGTGTGCGAAACGCAGTGGGATGACATGCACAAAGCGATGAGGCGCGCCTACTCGATCTTCACCGTCAAGAACATCGACGAGGACCAGCGCGTGATCGAGGGCGTCGCGACGACCCCGACGACGGACCGCGTGGGGGACGTCGTCGAACCGGAAGGCGCCAAGTTCACGCTGCCCCTGCCGTTGCTCTGGCAGCACGACTCGCGCCAGCCGATCGGGCACGTGACGCGCGCCAAGGTCTCGAAGGACGGCATCGCGATCCAAGCGCGGTTCGCGCGGGTCTCGGAGCCGGGGCGGCTCAAGGAGCGGCTCGACGAGGCGTGGCAGTCGATCAAACACGGGTTGGTCCGTGGGCTCTCGATCGGGTTCCGCTCGATCGAGGACGCGGAGATCAAGGGCACGTGGGGCATCCATTTCCTGAAATGGGACTGGCTCGAGCTGAGCGCGGTCACCGTAGCCGCTAACGCGGAGGCAACGATCCAAACCATCAAGAGCGCAGACCTTCGGAGCCTGAGCGCGGCGCTACGCGCTAAGACGGCCCCCACGGTCAAGCTCGCGAAACCAACGCCGGGCGCTTCCGGCTCAACCTCAAAAGGAACTGACATGAAGACGATCAGAGAGCAAATCTCCGCCTTCGAGGCCAAGCGCCAGGCATCAGCGGCGGCGGCCACGGAGATCATGGAGAAGGCTGGCGAGAAGGGCGAGACCTTGGCGCCGGACCAGAAGGAGAAGTATGACGCGCTGCTGCTGGAAGTGAAGGAGGTCGACGAGCACCTCGCGCGGCTGCGCGAGACGGAGGCGCTGAACATCGAGAAGGCGCAGCCGATCAAGCCGGAGGCCGGGAAAGACCCCGACCTGGCCTCGAGGGGCCGGTCTCCCGCCGGCAGCGGCATCCGCGTGGAGTCGAAGCTCGAGCCGGGGGTGAGGTTCGCCCGCATGGCGATGGCGATGGCTCGGGCGAAGGGCATGGCGCCGTTGGCGGAGCAGTTCTACCGCGCCGAGAGGCGGTGGATGGACACCGCGCCGGAGGTCGCGCTCGCCCTGAAGGCGAACGAGATCAACGCGGGCGACTCCACGACGACGGCGTGGGCGTCGGAACTGGCTTATGCGCAGAACATCGCGACCGAGTTCATCGAGTTCCTGCGTCCGAAGACGATCGTCGGCCGGATCACGGGCTGGCGGAACGTGCCGTTCAACGTGCGGGTGGCGAGCCAGACCTCCGGGTCGACGGGTTACTGGGTCGGGCAAGGCAAGCCGATCATCCCGTCGCAGGCCGCAACCTCGAGCGTGTCGCTCGGCATCGCGAAGGTCGCCGGCATGGTGGCGATCACCAAGGAGCTGGCGATGCTGTCAACTCCTTCTGCGGAGCTGATGGTGCGCAACGATCTGGCGCGGGAATGCCAGCAGACGCTGGACCTCTCCCTGATCGACCCGAACCAGGGTGGAGTGGCCAACATCCAGCCGGCGTCCCTCACCTACGGCGTGACGCCCGTCACGCCGACGGGGGTCACGTACGCGACGTTCGTCGCGGACTGGAAGACGCTCACCTCGACGATGATCGCGGCGAACGTGTCGCTGGCCCCGTGCGTGCTGGTGATGTCGGAGACCACGGCGCAGGCCCTCTCGATGATGGTGACGTCCCTCGGGAACCCGCAGTTCCCCGGACTCTCCATGTTGGGCGGGACGATCCAAGGGTTGCCGGTCATCACGACGCAGGCGGCGAAGATCGCCGGCTCGCCGCAGTTCGGCGAGATGATCGTGCTGATCAACCCCGCTGAGGTCTTCCTCGCGGACGACGGCAACGCCGTGATCGAGGCGAGCGACCAGGTGTCGATCGAGATGAAGGACAACGCGACGAACCAATCGACGGCGACGTCGGCGGGGACGACCGTGGTCTCGATGTTCCAAACCGAGTCGATCGCCGTGAAGGCGGTGAGGCACATCAACTGGACGAAGGCGCGCTCGCAAGCGTGCGCATTTATACAGGCCGCTGCATACACCGGGTAGTAGAAGTCCGAAGCAGGCGCCCGGCCCATCGCGGGTCGGGCGTTTTTTCCAGCGCGCTTTCCTGGAGAGCACGATGAAAAAGATGATCGCAAATGTTCGGTTCACTTATCGCTCTAGAGTGCTTTTGATCGGCGAGGAGTTCGACGCCGATGACGAGCACGTCGAGTTGTTCACGCTCATAGGTCACGCGCACGTCCCGGAGGGTTCGCAAACGTATCGGACGCGTGTCATGACCTCGGACGCAGAGACACGTCGCTCGCGCAAGACGCGCGCGAAGGCGGCGTGACGTGAAGCTCCTCGGGTTCCACGTCCCGTTCACGAAGGCGACGGACACCAACGTCGTCACGCCGATCGGCGACCCGGTGCGCATCGCGAGCCGCTGGGGCTGGATCACGGAGGCGTTCGGCGGCATGTGGCAGCGCAACCTGGTCATAGACAACACGCAGACGCTGCTCGCGTTCTCCGCGGTCTACGCCTGCCTCGCGCTGATCTCCGGGGACATCGCGAAGCTCCGCTTCAAGCTCCTGCGGGAGCGGGGCGACGACACGTGGCGGGAGTTCGAGAGCCCGGCGTTCTCCCCCGTGCTGCGTAAGCCGAACCGCTACCAGACGCGGCTCCAGTTCACGGAGCAGTGGCTGCTCTCGAAGCTCATCTGGGGCAACACCTACGTCTTGAAGGAGCGCGACGAACGCGGCGTGGTCGTGGCGCTGTTCGTGCTCGACGCGCAGCGCGTGACGCCGCTCATCGCGCCGGACGGCGAGGTGCTCTACCAGCTCAACGAGGACACGCTCGCGGGCGTCCCCGGCGGGCGCGTCTCGGTGCCCGCGTCCGAGATCATCCACGACCGCGCGAAGTGCCTCTTCCACCCCCTCGTTGGCGTCCCCCCGCTCTACGCCTGCGCCGCCTCCACCTCCCAGGGCAACCGCATCCAGACGAACTCCTCGCTCTTCTTCGAGAACATGAGCCGCCCCTCCGGGCATCTCACCGCGCCAGGGATGATCGATGAGGCGACGGCAGATCGGATGAAGCGCGATTTCGAGGCGGGGTTCTCGGGTTCGAAGATCGGGCGGCTGCTCGTCACGGGCAACGGCCTGAAGTACGAGCCGTTCACGATGCCGGCCGACCAGGCGCAGCTGATCGAGCAACTCGGCTGGACCGTCGAGGACGTCGCCCGCGCCTACCTGGTCCCGCTCTACAAGATCTCCGCGAGCAAGGAGTTCAAGGCCAGCCCGGAGACCGACCAGGAGTATTACAAGACGACGCTCCAGCCGCACATTGAGGCGATGGAGCTGCTCCTCGACGAAGGCCTGAGGCTCCCCCCTGACGTGATGGTCGAGCTCGACGTCGAGGCGCTGCTCCGCATGGACCCGAAGGCGCGCTTCGCCGCTTACGAGACCGGCGTCAAGGCCGGGGTGATAGCGCCGAACGAGGCGCGGCTCGCTGAGAACAAGTCCCCGGTGAAGGGCGGCGACACGCCGTACCTCCAACAACAAAACTTCTCGCTCGCGGCCTTGGACAAGCGCGACGCGAGGGAAGACCCGTTCGCGACCGGCGAGAAGCCGAAGGCGCCCGCGTTGCCCGCCCCCGACGCTGAAGAGGCGGCGGAGGAGATGCGCGCGCTGCTGAAGCACGTGTCGGAGGGGCTTGCTCATGCGCGCTGAGACTCGAGACGTGGGCGACGAGATCATCCGCGCGGTCAAGGCGTACGTCGCCGAGGCGCTCGCGCCGCTGGTGGAGCGGGTCTCGACGGTCGAGGAGCATTGGCGGGCGCGTGCCGCGCCGGAAAAGGGTGAGAAAGGCGACCCCGGCGCGGACGGCAAGGATGCCGATCCGGAAGTGATGCGAGAAATCATCCGTTCATTGGTGATGGAAGCCGTCGCGAAACTGCCCGCACCAAAGGATGGGAAAGACGGGCGTGATGGGAAAGACGCGGACATGGCG